TTAGCAAAAGGAGCCAGTACGGGGTTCTGTGCTACCTGCAAGAATTGCATTAAGCGTTGTGACCGTACTTCGTTAGCCATCAAGCTCTCTGTACCAGATGCACGAACCTCTAAGTCACCACGAATAGCTGGGTCAAAGTCAAACTGCATGTTAAATGCAAAGAAAGCTTTACCCATAGGGCGAATCAGATAGTCATCAACGTTCTTAACTACAGCACGAATGGAACCGTTAGCAGCAGACATAAGCATAGAAATACCTGAAGCTGTACGACCTACGCCTGACACACCAGTCTGACCATGAGCAAAGCTAGGAAAGCCAGTACTCTCATCAGCTAGAACTCGTGCCTTATCAAAAAGTTGCATGTTCTCTTGTGCTACGTTAGGGAACTTAGTTCCGAAGATTGCTTGACCTGGAGCCCCTCCTTGCCTACGGAAAATCTTGCCAGGGTACACACTCATGTCTTGACCTGGAACAAGGTTAGTCTCATCTACTTCTATGATAAGGTTACCAGATAGAGCAGCGTTGTCAATAGCCATACGCATAAAGCCATTCATCAACGTCTGTGTGTCATCCATGTTCTCAGCAATGCCGATACCAAAGAAGCTATAAGGGTTGTGCTCATAAGGAACTGCATAGTAAGGAATACGTGCAGGCTTGAATGGGTTTAGTACAAAGCGTAGTACTTCACCGTTACATACCCAGATATTACAATTAAGCTCATCAAGATCTTTATAATCACGTGGTATCTTAACACCGTTCTCTTCTAGGATGCCTACATCAACAAAACCCCAGAACTCAAGTACTTCCCAGCGTTCTGAATCAGCCTGTGTGTCATCATCCTCCATAGCCATTTCCCAGTGCTTCTGTACGTAGTCTGGGCCTTTAGCTATAGCAGTGTCTAGTGCATCCTTCATAAAGTATGGGCGACTCTTTAGAGCACGTATCTGAGTGCGTGACATCTTGTGACGCTCAATGATGTACTCAGCCTCATCCATTGATGCAGCCTCTGGATCAGGGTAGAAGTTCCAACATGACACGTGTTGTGTTTCTGGTACTGTTTTAATGATAGGGTCATACTCACCCTCTTCATTCCAGTTAGGGTATTCCTTATCTACAGCAAACGGACCCTTCATGACACCCGTACCAAGTAGGGCCATCTCGAAAGCCATAGAGCGTAGATGAATAGAAGCACCAGACTCTTCTAGCTGGTCATGGATCTTCTTTTCCATCTTCTTAGCTGCAATCATAGCAGTGTAGTAGGAGTAGTACCGTCACCCTCAACAATCTTATCGCTTACAGACGCTAGTTTATCCTCTAGTGGCCCCATACGCCGTGCTAAGTCTGCAAGGGTCTCACCTGGTTCAAGCTTCGTGTCTGGACCAATCAAGTAAGGCTTAGGTGCCTGACGCTCTGTGACTGATTTTAAAGCATCACCAGCAGCTGCCGCATTAGGATCTGCGTTAATGTGTACAGACTCTGCTACGCCATCTGGTAGAATGGAGGGGTCTACACTCATAGGAAACTTGTTATTACCAAATAGTACGTCTGTAATAGAGCCGTATGCTGCAAGTGTCTTAGTCTTAGTTACCTTAACAAATACACGAGACTTCTCTGTGTCTGTGAACTGTACATCTGAACTGTAAAGACCACGGTAGTTACGATAAGCACGAAGCCAACGCTGTTCATCTGTATAGCGAGAGTCTTCTGATCGTGAATAACGCTGTTTAACGAAGCTTACAACACTAGATGCCTCTGTGAAAATACTGTCTTCAATACCTTCTGCAGCGGTTACTTCGTCAGTTTCAAACGAAAGATCATTAATTTCTGCCATGTTTTGTTTCCTTAATAGCCGAAGCTTGGATCAGATGCCTGAAAGCCTGTGCGTTGTGTTGCAGGATTGTAGTCCCATATACTACTGCGTGGACGTGTCATGATACCATATCGCAGTGCATCGTAAAGGTGATCTTCTGCATGGGTATCTACATCTTCTGGGTTTCTCTTGTCCAGTGGTATGCTAGGTATCTGCGCAATAGTGTTTGTACAGTTGTTCATAAATACAAGTCTAGGCTTATCAGTAAACTCATCTACCTGTAGACGCCTGTGTATCTCGTTTTTACCTGCGACACGTGAGCCTCTTGACCTGTCAGACGGACGCCAGCGGCACCCTTTGTGATTCATCTGCTCTGCCAAGCTAGGCCCAGTGTCGCCACGGTTGTGCCTAGAGACATACATCTCACGGTACACAATTAGTTGTTCGTCAGGTGCTACAGCAAACCACAAAACACCAGTGTAACTACCATAACCGTAATCGCAAGCCCTAAACCTTGCCCAAGAGTCAGGGATCTCGAATGAGTCCACGACATGTATCTTTCTGTCAAACTCTGGAAAGGCAGCACCCTCGTTAACATCCCAGTTACCTTCAAGTAGCTGCTTGCGCTGATGCTCTGGAAGTGAGAGAAGCATCGCTTCATAGTCTCCAGACTCAGACAAGTACGGATTGTCGAATAAAGAGGCTGGAATAAAGCGCCTTTTAAATAGAGGCTGACCTGCTTTACTGTGTCCTTGAGGGTACGTAATCGTTTCACCTGACTCAAGATGCGTTGCCCAGAAAGACTCATTAGATCTCGCAGGATCAATAAACATCTTTTTAACCCAAGCATGACCACTTCCTCCAGGGTTTGTTGTGGCCCTCATGTAAAGGCCTAGTTTGTTAGAGTGTGCGGATCTCAAGCGAGATCTCATATAATCCCAAGCGTAAGGTGAAGCCCATTGAGTAAGCTCGTCAAATCCAATCCAGTTAAAAGCCTGACCTTGAAGATGTCCATTGAGATTTACGCTCTGACCACTTAATACCAGGTATAGCACGAGGATATAACTCTTGGCTCTTTTGTATAAGCTCTCTTAGTTCTTCTGTAGTGTGCCGTACAAGCAAACCAGAGAAGTTAGGATCGTTTAATCCATGTAGAGGGTCAGCCAACATGGCGTAGCTCTTACCTCCACCTGCTGAACCACCATAAAGTACTTCACGCTCTGATGCACTAAGAAAGTTAGACTGTGGGCCAGGGTTAGGCTTAAATACTACTTCCTGTGCAATATCTACATCAAACTCAGCGGCTTTAACAGTAGCAGGTACTGCTTTAGGCTCCTCAGTCTTCTGAGACACTGTAGCTACCGACACGTCCTTCTTCGAGCTTCTTGATTTGCGTAAGCGTTTCTTCGAGCCGCTTGGCAAGCTTGCGTTTAATTGCAGCTGATTTCTTACGTTTTTGCTCAATTTTGATTCTCTTGTGTAAGCCCATGTGTGATATGTAGCGCCCAGTAGTCTTACTTAACCACATTGCTACCTCACGATAAGAATACTGCTTTAAGTGCCTCTTTGCAACCTCTAATGCTTCTAATTCTTCTGATATAGGTTCTAAGAGTCTATCGTTGTCAGGATGCAACCTATAACCAAAGGGTACTTGTCGGCTTGATACACGTGCTATTACGTGCCATTCCTTCTCTTTACCCTTTATTGGTCTGGGTAGCTCCCAGAATCCTAAGTCTCTATCGTAGTCGTATTGGGACACTGTTACTCATTATTGCCTTCTTTAGGAGGTAAGTAAAAGATACCACCCCCATTAGAAGTGACATCAACTTTGTCTACCTTACCAAGTCCTGCACGATCTAGCAAGTCCTTAGCTGAGACAGAGCACCTACGAGAGCCATAACAGCCTTAGGGGCAGAGCGAGAAAAGTGGGTACGTGTTGCTGACGCAATCTCTTCCTTTAGAGATTCTACAATAAGTCTTGTAGGAGTCTTATCACTATACCCAGCTAACTGCTTGGCACGTACAACATCACCCCCAGCCTCATCAAATAGGACTTCTAGGAACTTCTGTTGATTCTCTGTTAAGTTACGTGCCATTACACTACTTTCTCATGTTTCACTATCTGTTCCGTAGAACCGTTGCTTGATCTCACCACGGGTAATACCAATATCTTTAAGCTGTTTGTCACTCATGTTATTCAGTAAGTAATAGTCAGCTCTCATCTGTTGTGCTCTTGCGATAGATGCACCAACGTCAGATAAAAACTTAGCTACAGCTTTAAGAGTACGTTTGGTTGTAGCAATTACTGCAAGTTTAAACTGGCTTGGGTAG